ATGTCAGCAATGGACGCGAATCTCTGTCCTGCTTGAACTACAATTCCCATCAACTGCAATAATGTAGCTGAAGGTTCCTTGTAAGGTAGAAATACGAATGCATCTTTTAGATTACCACCAGGCGTGTCAACATCTTTAAATTCACCTGGTTGTATGTTTGCCGATTCATCTTTTACTCTGACTCCTCGTTGCTTAAATCCTGCCGGAAGATTTGATAACGTTCCCGCGTCTAATAATTGACGGAGAGCCGCAGTTGCAGTACGGCTCAATCCGCCAATCATATGAATGAGTCCTAATCCATAAAATCCTAGTCCTGGCAGAAATTTGAAGTGGACGAAATATTGGACTTTAGTTTTCTTAGGGTCATTGGGCGCGAAGTTTCGTCTAATAGACAAAACTTTCCGACTACCTTCCTCGATTGTAACGATGTAAGGTAATTTTATTCCAGTTGGTTCTCCGTCGGGACCAACATCTTCGAAGCCTTCTAAATCTAGATTAACGTGGCATTCTAGAAGTGTGTATAAAGCTTCCGTTCTTTGTGTTTTGGTGATTCCTTCTAACTCTCTCTCTTTTTCTTCAAGTTTATTTGTAACTGTGCCTGTCGGTTTTGTTAATTCTATATCAGAATAAAAACCTGTAACTTGTTGCTTACGCAATTCGTTTTCAGACATTTTAATAACATGAATGACCGCTTCCGCATCATCTAATGAGGTAGCTGTATACGGAACGACCAAATCATCGGCAGGAATGAACTTTGAAACAGCTCTTCCTAATAAATCATCAAAATAAACTTTTTTAAATGTAGAACCTGAGAGAGGTAGATAAAATAACATCTGGTCAAATTCGGGTTCGTATTCTTTCATTTGATCCATCAGTTGATAGTTCATAAAGTTTTTAACTCTCTGAGCTTGTTGTTCCTTTGCAGGATTACTCGCGCCCATTACTTGAGTTCTTACCGGCCCGTCAGCTGGTAATAATTCTTTATAAGCTAGTGCTTGAAACTGTGTAACAGCTTCGGCAAGAACTGGGTGAGTTGCACCACTTGCTCCTTGGAAAGGCTCGGTTCTATTTGTGTATTTAAATCCTAAAAGATCTAAACCAGTGATATAAGCTTTTTCCCATTCAGCTCTTGAAAATTTGTATTCTTGATAATCGTTTTGTAATTGACCACCAATTGGATCTGTAACATCTTCAGGAAGAAGATCATTTAAATTTGCGTAGTGATCACCTTGTTGCGGCATCTGCATAACATTAGGATCGAAGTCAATTGTTGCTCCTTCGTCATCCTCAGTTATTTCTACAGGTCCTTTTTTTGTTTCCTCAAATATACCAACTTCTTGTTCCTGAACTACATCTTCAGGTTCTTTGATATTTGGGAGACTCTTATCGATTTCTGCCATTTAAATTCTCCTAGACCTTCTTAACTTGTTTTGGTTTAACTTTCAACCCCTGTGATAATGGCCCCTTTTTAGGTGGAACTGCCCACCATTTAAAACCCGGATTCTGCGCAACCAGAGTTGGGTTTTTCTTTTTAGGTTGTTTATTTTTTATCATTTTTTTCTCCTTAAACTTGCTATGCCACCATTAGCTTTTTTTTCTGTTTCAAAGCTTACTCCATATTCTGGGTATTGCATACTAAAATTCATAAGTGCTGGAAGATTAAGACCTTCCGATCTATAAATTCCTTTGCTTTGTAAAAGTTTTTCAAACATAACTGGATCTTGTTCTTTTAATTGTTTTAGTTGCTTTTCTTCTCTCATTTTTTGAGTAGGTTTTAATCTTAATAAATTTGGAAAATCCCAACTTAAAAAATTTTGTAAAAGATTACCCATTGTTCCCGCTGTCGGATCTCTTTGAATAGCTGCTCCTTCAATAACATCGGGTTTGCCACTTTGTTCTTTAGCATATTCGTATGCTGCTTTTTTAACATCGGTAAATGGTTGAGAAGTGTCTTTAATTTGAATTGGTGCACCAGCTTCTGATACAGCATAGTCAGTTGAAAATTGTTTTCTCATATTGAGAATGTCATTCATATCTTTGGTTAACATTTTTTCAAAAGTAGATTTTGCAGCTTTGTCCCCGGCCCATTCACTTTGTTCCGCAAATTCATTTAATCTGTTTTGAAATTGTTGTGTTTTTTTATTTAATGCAATTACTTGATTAAATATATCTGGATTCCCACCTTCTTTAACAAATCTTTCTCTAATTTCTTTTTGTACTTCTTCGTCGCCTACTTTCCATAAACCAAAAGACATTGCTTGTTTTGCATTTTGTAATGCCACATTGTGTGATTGACCTTTGCTTAAATTATTTTTATAATCAAAATATCCAAACACAGCATCCCCAATACCAAAAAATTTTCCAGGTATTCTAGCTGCTTTCATAAATGTTTTATATCCTTGTGAGTTAGCAATTCTTCTAACTGCAGGATCTGCTTTAAATAATTCTAACGCACCCGCTGGACCTGATGACAACATGTTCTGTGCAATAAATTTTTTTAATTTTGGATTGTCGAATTGGTTAGCAAACTTTTCAAAGTCAGCTTTTTCCCATGCTCCAATTTTTTTAGTAACAAATTTTTCTATATCGGCTTTAGATTCAAAACCTGTGCCGGTGCTACCTAATCTTTTGCCATCTACTTGAATTGTTACGTCTAAATTTTTTAATTCCGTATCAATTGCATTATAAACATCATCACTAATAGGTAGGCCTTGTTTCTTTAATGCTTCAATCTTAGCCACTGCACTGTTGGCTCTTTCGTTTGCAATACGAGTTACTAATTGTATGTCATCCGCGTACGAACCTTTTACTCCTTTAACATGATGTTTAGGAAAAGTTCTTAATCCTTTTTTAATATTTTTAACATCTGCGTTGTTATCTAATAAATAACTGGTTAAACTTTCTAAAGTTATTCCATCTATATTTTTAACTCCACTTCCTTTTTTTAGCATATCAATAATGGCATCATTTGGAGCAACTCTAGTTTCTTTAACAATGTTTACTAAGTTATTAACTCTGTTCCAACCTGGATGAGCTGTTTTAACATATTTACCATTATTTTTAAGAGCTCTTTCTTTAGAACTAAACCATTTAGTGCCATCAGGATCTTCATAACCTACAACTCTTTCTCTATTTCCTATCATCTCCGTAAGAGGTTTAAATCCAGCTCTTTCCATTGAATGTAAAATCCAACCATCTGCAGCGCTAACATTATAAGCTTTATTCCATTGGGTATTTTTATCACTCACCGCTCTTCTTATCATTTCATACGCGGCTTTATTATCTCCCTTTCCTCCGGCAGATATTCCGTATTTTTTACCCGGTGTAAAACTGTCCATAGTAATACCATACTCATCACCAAACTTAGCTATAATATTATGTTTCATAGCATCTGAAAGTTCTCCAAATTTTTCAGCAGCTAGTTTTCCTGCTTCTTGTTTTGTTTTAGCTGTAAAATCTTTTCCTTTTTCTAAATATTTGTGAATATTTTTATGAATAAAACCTTCGTCCATTATTTCCGTAATACTAGGCAGTTTACCATCATTTTTTAATTTATAATTTTCTACAAAATCTTCTAATCTTTTTTTTATAATTACAGATTTTTTTCGGAAAGGTGAGCCAAATTTTTCTTTTCTTTCTTGTAGACTCATTCCTGAAAAATCTTTTCTTGGTCTAAATGATTTAGTTTTTTTATCCCAAGTCATGCCTTCTTGTTTTGGTAATAATCTTGTAGTTTTTTTAGCTTCTATCTGATCTTCGGTCATCATTCTTCCGGAATACATTCTACGCTCTCCTGGAGCTCTTTTACCTCTTTTAAACCCAATCCGCCCACCTTCAGCTTTTTTATTTCTCTCTTCCCATTCGAATATAGCTTGAGTATCCGTCATTGGTGGTATAGGTGCCTCAGAAGCAGGGAACACGGTTCCCGGACCAAACTTGTCGTTTATAGTTTTAATAATTTCATCAGTCTCAGCACTGGCCATTAACCATGCTTTTCTTTTTTCTTCAAATTCTGTTTCTAAAGTATCCCAAGTTGCTTTAGCTTCTTCTGGTGTGGCATCATCCTGTCGCATCCATGACTGAGCCATTGTGTATTTGTCTATTCTCATTATTCACCTAACATTCCTGCAAGACCACCGGATGCATAAGGATAGTCTCCATATTTATCCGTTAACCACTCACCTGGATTTTCTTCCATTTTAATTCTTTCTTTTTTCTTTTTAATTCCTTCAACAATTTCTTTAATAGTTGCTTTTTCACCTGTCGCAAAAGTTTTAAGTTCTGTTAAATCTGATGCAAGGTCTTTAACATTACCTGCTTCATCGTAGCCAACATCTATGGACCAATCAGCGTCCTTTGGACCTCCAGTGACATGACTTTCAGGAACAGCTTCGGAAGCTGTAAATTCATCTGCAGGATTTGGATTAACTTCATCAGCCATACCATAACCCGGTCTGTAAACTAAACTTACTTCCTCACCTAATGCAGTCTTATCTCCAACAAATGAAAGTTCTACTTCACCACTATCTAATTTATAAACTACGTCTACTTTACCAGATGGTGTGTCCATTGATTTAGTTACTTGTCTTTCACCATAAGCTAAACCAGGAGCATCGTCTCCTTCTCTTAAAATTTTATTAACTAAAGGTTGGAACCATTCAGGTGCGCCTGATTTGTTGTTGACCACAACTTCATCAATTACTTTTTTAACTTCCGGTGCTGACTTACCACCTAATAATTTTATTAAACCTGCTTTCATGGCTGCAATTCCAGCAGCTGTACCACCTAAAAATTTTAAAAATCCTCTACGATTCATTCCTCCGCCAAATTTAAAACCTATTCTACCGCCATCTGCGTATTTGTCTAAGTATGCTTCCTTTTCTGCTTTAAGTTTTTTTAAAGCTGCTATTCCTTTTGGCTTAAAAGCTTTCATCGCTTCGTTATAATCTTCTTCAGAAATTTCACCTTTTTCAAATGCTTTAGGAGCATGCTCATAAATTAAATTAAACATGGTTTCAGCACCTAAAGTATTAAAAGCTGCTTCTTTATTTTTATCTAACATTTCTAATATTCTATAACTTTCACTTGGTTTTGGTTTAGGAACTAACAAACCATTATTAAAAGGAATTCTACCGCCATCTGCAAACATCCGAGGAGGTAGCTGTTTATCAACATTCGGTTCATATTTAAAACCACCTGTATCTTTATACATGTTCCACACTTCTTCAGGATTATTGGTAGAATAGTTAAATGCTTTTTTCTCTCGTTCTCCAAACGGAATACTAAATCCAATATTAGCTGACCAATCTTTATCTTTATCTATACCAGCATCTACAAACCAATTTCCCATTTCTCCAATATCTCCTGTTTTATAATAACCTAGTCCATAATTTGTATTATTCCAATCACCCTGATCGTCTTCATATCTATCAGCCCACAATTTTAAATTATCTGTAATTGGAAATGATCCACTAAACATTTTAGATTCAAAACCAGTATCTAAATTTTTATTTATTTCAGCACTGATATATGGTTTTTCTTCATTATTTAATAAATAGAAAGGAATCTCAGCTGTGCCTCCAAAATTAGCTGTATTACTCCAGTCATCACTTTGTTTGTCAGCAAAAAGTGAAATACTATCGTTTTGATAATTAATTGATGAACCCGAAGCATTATCAATGTCTGATTCATTTAATGTAAAGTTTAATGTTCCATCCCCAATAGCTTGATCAATTTTTAATTCTTTTGAAATTTGACTGTCTTGATCTTTAATAATCATCGGTACCATCTGTACCTAAAGTAAATATATAGTCTCCTTTAATTTCTTGAGATTGATCATCCCACGTAATTCCCATATTATTTTTCTTCAATGAAGCTGATAATTCTTTATTTCCCGCTTTATCACTAATAGCAGACATTTCTGCTTTAATTTCTTTTGGTAAATCTAAATTAACAATAGTTGAATAGATTGTTTCTGAGTTAATTGGAACTAATCCACCTTTTTCCCAGATATCGGTTTTAATTCCACTAGTATCTGTTTCATAACCAACTTGTAGTGCACCATTAAACAAATCTTTAACATAGGTCGATTTTTCTTGGTCCATATTCTCTACGGCGTAAATAAAAGAACTAATTACTTTATTTTTAATTCTATTTCTTTGAGCCATGGGAGTGTTAGAAAATCTTCTTCCCACTCCTCTTATGCCTCCTAATACTTCTTCATTACCAGTATTACTTTTTTTTAATCCTTTTAAAGATTCTAAATTTGATAAATCAATTTTATTGGTACTCAAACCATCTTGAAAAGGAATTCTATTGTTGTCATCTTCACCCAATAAATAATTTAATCCTGTTGACGTTGTCATCTGTCCACCAGGTTGTAATACTCTCTGTCTTGATGCAAGTTCCGAAGATCCGTGAGCCGTGGATCCTAAATCAGGGCCCTTTAACACCGGACCACCGTACTGGAATTTTTCTGGTTCAGGATATTTACTTAAAACATCATTTGTGTAATTTTTATAAAAATCTACATTTAATCCTTGACCTGTAATCTCTTCCATTTTTGCACTTGCTTCATCTAAATAATTATTTGGGTGATTTTCCCAACTTCTTCCTTTTCTAAATCCCCATATGTTACGTTCGTTTGTGTCAAACACAGTATGAAAGTCGCCAAATTCTTTTTGAGATTCATATAACTCATTTTCATAAAGTTCATAAGTTTTATCATCAAGACCACCGTCTGTTTTAGTGTCATCCCATTTATATTTTTTCTTAAAATGCTTTTCTAATTTTTTATCAATCATTGATGAAATATCCATGTTGACATTTTTTACAGTGCCATACATTTCTTTAAAATCTTTTGGAGAATAAGTATTAACGTTATCTACATACTCAGTAATAAATTCAAATTCGTCTTTGTCTTTTGCGCCTAATTTTTTAGCAAATTGCATTCCAGTAGCTTTTTCTTTAGCTAAACCAATTCCCCACTCATCCATCTCCGCTTTAACCCACTTAATTTCTTCATTAGTAAATTTTTTACCTCTCATCTTTTGAATAAACTCGGCTAACTCCTTTCGGTTCATTTGGTTTCTCATTTTTGGAGATATACCCTTAAGTTCATCGACCAAGGACATTAGACCTTCCATCGAACCTTGAAGAGAGTCTTTATCTATCGGTTCTTTAGAACCTTTTCGTGAAGCAAGTGTTTCTAATTTTTTTCCAACAACAGGTGTACCTTCTGTTGTTATAACGTTAGACGGTCTGTATTTAACGGTTCCCCCGACTGTAAAATAATCTTGTAAATTGTTAGCAAAATTTGTTAGCTCCATTTCATTCATTTGAGAAATATATTTAGCTTCATTTTCAAATATTTTTAATGCATCACCAAAAGTTGCTTTATCTTTGTTTAAAGCATCTATTAATTTTGGTTTAGTAGCTGTTTTTTCAGTTTTAGTTGTAAGTTTTTTGATTTTATTAGGATCTATAGTTCCTATAAATTTTTGAGGATCAATTCCCGCTTTTTTAAGAAGCTCAAGAACTTTTGTATATATTACATTTACTGCCATTTTTAATAGTACTCCATCTTCCTAGGTTCCGTTTTCTCATCTTCATAGTCTTCTGGATGGGGTAGGAAGCCTCCCTGCCTGAATCGCATAACAGCCATAGTCATAGAGTCGACTAAATCGTCATGATCGCCAAAAGGAAACGATGCACATTCCTCGATTACTTCTTCTGCAAACTTTCTATCAGGGGCCCAAATTAAACCGGCCTCAAACAGCGGTGCGCAAGAATTGACTCTAACATGTTTATCATTTCCTTTGCTTGGTGTAAAGGTCATTACTGGAATATCCATTTGTCTAAGCTCATGGGTTAATGGAGTGCCTGATGCCTTCTGCTCAACGATGACCATGTCCGGATTCCAGTATTTGTACTGCTCTAGTGCCACTCTACGCAATTCTGGAAACTCATAACGATCTTTTAGTGAATCGAGCAAAATTAAATTCGGTTTTGCATCTTCATTTGGATAAAATACTCCCCAAGTTGTAATTGCACTAAAATCTGCAGTTTCTTTTTTCAAAAACGCAGTATCATAGCTTTGAATTATGTAATTACACGTTGGCATCCAATCTTTGTCCCAAGTTTTCCACCATTCACGTTTAATTAATGCTCCTTCTTCAGAAGTTGGCTGTTGCATCCACTGTGCATTCCATTTTCCGACAGGAAGTGTCGCTTTTACTTTTTCTAATTCGTCTAAATTCCAATATTGTGGCCAAACGGGACGCTTTTTAGATCCGTGGTCCATGATTGCTGGAAATTCGACAATTTCCCACTGATCACCTTTAACATCTTTTTGATTATTTAGTAAAATTCCTGTTAAATCTTTTTTTGACCAACGTGTCATGACTAAAACGATCTTGGCTCCCGGTTGTAAACGCTGTCTAGGACCAGATGTGTACCATTCGTACGCATTTTCCATTGCTGTAGGGGACAATGCATCTTGCTCAGAGTGCGGGTCGTCAATAATTAGGAGATCGGCACCCCGACCAGTTATTGCTCCGCCAACACCTGCTGCAAAATACTCACCACCTTGGGCAGTTTCCCAACGTCCTGCGGCCTGTGAATCTTCTCTAAGTGTTGTATCAAAAATTTTTCTGTAATCATCACTATCAATTAGTGTCTTTGCCTTACGACCAAACCTAATTGCAAGTTCTCCAGTGTGCGTTGCTTGAATTATTTTTAATTTTGGATTACGGCCCACCATCCATGCAGGCAAAAGGAAAGACGCGAACTCTGATTTTGTATGTCTTGGTGGCATGTTGACAATTAGTCTTGTAATTTTTCCTTCTGCAAGGTCATTAAACTTTTTAGCTATGACTCTATGGTGCGGACCTTCAATGAACTCGGGCCACACAGCTTTGACGAAGGACATAAAATCCGTTCTTGCACGATTTTTTATTTTTTTCTCGGCTACCATTACTTGTAGCTGGAGAAGTTCTTTTCTAACGTCGGCAGGTAATTTACTTATATCTATATTATTTAAATTCATAAAAAATTTTTATAAAATTTTTTGCACCTTTTAAGTGTTGAATAAGTTTTTTACCACCATTAACTCTCTAAATCAAGCAATACAACCTAGAGTAGTGGGACCCCTTTTTATATAAAGGGGGATCGACTTTTATTCTTCGAAGTTTTTTCGGATTGAGTTTGGGACCACTATTGAATGAGATAATTAACCGTGGAACATGGGCGCGCGTTAGCGCGCCCATGAATGGGACTAGTCTAACAGAACCATATATTCTTTAGTGAAATGTTTAGTGAACCAATCAAGACCTTGCCTAACTGTTTTATAATCACCTAACATTTCAGAGCCTATGATTACATCATAGACAGCAACAGCAAACGCAGGCAATGTACATGACTCACCACCAAATCTATTTCTTACTGTTTCTTCTTCAGTAGATAAAGACTCTTTAGCTACTAAGAATGGCAATGTATATCTCTTGCCATTGTATTCTACTGATTGTTTTACTTTCATATTTTGCATTAGTTAAGTTTCCTTTCTGTTAATAGGACTATCCTACTATTATACATAGCCCTCGTCAACACCTATTTTTTGTATGCTAGTATATTTATAACCATAATGACTTTCGTTTGTTTTTTTCTCATATCCCTCGCTTATTCTTCGCTCGCGAATAAATGGAACAGGAATACCCATTTCAATAGCTGACATATTTTCATTAAGCCATTGTAGTTTGCAATTTTGACTACAAAAATAACTATCAGACTTATGAGCATAACCATAACGAGTTTTATTATCTATGTCTGCATATGCATAGCGCCCACGAATTATGCCTTTAGATTTTAAAAACCTGTCTGTTGTTGGTTGTGTATGACAAAATGGTCCTTGGCAAAAATGTTTATTTGGCATTAGTACCTCACTTTCCAACTGCCTTTTGCAGTTCTATATCCTTGTGCGTCCATATCAAAATAGGTCATTAACTTTGCACCAGCTTTTGATGTCCAATATCTGCATTGGTCTGTCCATTTAGCATTTCTTGTTATGTGCTTTTTATCCTTATTAGAATAATAAGTGATTTTAAATTGTGTGTTGTTTTCCATTTTATTCCTTTCTGTTATGTTAGGGATATTATAGGATATCCCTAACATTGTCAATAGCTTAATTTACTTTTTGTTGTGCCTCGTATTCCTTTCTGATTGCTATTTTTTGCTCTCTTGTCATAGTTGTATTCTTCATACCTTTAATCATACTAGCCAAATTTTGTGGGTTGTAGATTGTTA